CTACTTGGAGTATATGAAAAATATCGAATCCCTTCAGGGTCATTAAATACACTAAAAAATGTTTCAACAATAACCTGTAACTGTGATAATTTGGAAATTAACTTAACCATACTCTCAGATGTTTTTAGACCAGCATTAATATCATCTGGTAATGGCTTTTTGCTCTTAAGTGTAGCACCCTGTAATTCGTGAAGATATACAGTTCGATTAGCCTTAAACATACTGTTTGGGTCATCATATAAAATTTTAGTTCGTTTCTTACTATCCATTATATATTACACATACAAAATATTTTTTTTTAGTATTCAATACCGTGTTCCTTAATATACCGTGATGCTTCAGGAAGACTACATCCTTGTTCTCTCATAATTTGTCTTATTAATGTGCCTCTTGCTTCACGTCGTCCACCAACCATACGACCACCTGAAGATTTGCGACGTGGACGACCTGCAGCCATCAAGGCTCCTTCAGCAACCATAGGACCATATTTCTCCAATCCTTGTTCCAACATTTTCCTACCCTGTTTGGTTGCAAAGTCTTTGACAACTGGCATAATAATATCCTTTCCAATATATTTACCAACTGGTTCTAATGTTCTACCAACCTTCTTAAGTCCACGCATAACAGACCTACCAAATGATTTCAATGAACCTCCTTCCATTGGATGAACCATACGAGACATTCCACCACTCATACGACCTTGCTCCCTGAGCGGTCGCACCCCTGCGGGCATCATATGAGGTTTAACTCTATCATACATTTCTCTACCAGTATATAAATCATCAGGTTGAAAATCCATTTCAGGAGTAGGATGTAATCCGTATCTCTTTCCTCCACGAAGCTCTCTATGTTGGTCAATATCAGTTGAAAACATTACAGGAGAACCATAAGTATCAAATTTATTCTCTCTATCATTTCTTTTAAGGACTTCTAAAATCTGGTTGTTAAACATACTATAATATTACAGAGATAAAAATATTATTGTATATTTAGGCAGAGTTGTAAAATAAATGTATAATTTCATATGTGTCTGGTAAGGCCTCAAGGCTACTATTATTGATACAAGTATTAATTGTACAATTTAATTGGTTCAATCTGTGGTTCCATTCATCTTCATTATTTAATAATCCATAACAGAATGGAGATATAACATTATCATATTCATCAGGATTAAACCGTATAATGTATAACGGTTTATTTACCATATGATATATATTTTCAATACGGTCGTGTTCATTCTTCTTATTATATGTCTTGTGTTGGTATTCATCAATCTCAATTAATATATCAAAGTCTAAAAAACAAATAGTAAAGTCTGGTCTATATTGACCGCAATATATTTTGTTCCAAATAATATTATGTGTATATGTCTCCTTCAAATGTTTAAATATGAGATATTCTTTATACAAAATACCAGAATTGTCGTTATATATGTATTCTTGTATATTATTACCTATATAACATTTTTGAGAGCAATATCCATTCATATTAGGAACACGTGCTTCTTCACATAAGTGTCCTATACAATTAATATTTTTATGTTTTAGATTAATCATACCATTCAATTTATGAATGCTACATTTTTCCCGTTGATTTAATTCTATATATCCAAATGATGCTTGAAATCTACATTCAGTACATTTTTCGTGTCTTGTATTTATCATATCATTAGATTTATGGTCTCTACAGTATTGTGCAACCAATCCATCAAAGTTATAAGTCTTTACATTTTTACATCCTTTAATAATACACATATATAACATAAACAGATACATTTATTTATATTGTTTTCGTATGATATTGTTTTAATATGCCTTGAGGCCTCCTTAGGGAGTAGGCCGTAGGACACGACCTCTAGGGAGTAGGCCGTAGGACACGACCTCTAGGGAGTAGGCCGTAGGACACGACCTCTAGGGAGTAAATTATTATTTACTTAAGATATTTACCAAGTTTCTTTCCTCTAACCCCACCAACAAGAGCTCCACCAACAAGAGCTCCACCAGATGACATTTCAGGAACAGCCACTCCAGAAGCCTTCTTTCTAAATCTCTTAAGAAGACGACCAACACCCATATTAGAAAGTTTTCCTCCAACCAATCTCCTATACTCTTCTGTATCAATAACAGGCTTTTGAGCCTTGGCATTCAATACATCAGTCTTGGATAGGATACCCTGATATGTTTGGCTTACACCAGCCTCAGTAATGAACAACCCACTGTTAGCCGTAATAACGACGATTTCTGGATTGACTGAGTAAGTGTATTGATTAATGCACTGGATAGTAATTTGAAAATTGAATTGACCAAGAGAAGATGCTGACAGAGTGTCATCGAGACCAAAATCAAGAGTAGGGTTAAGAACAAGAAGAGAACCAATAGAAGGAACCAATACTCCTGCACCCGACACAGAATTCCCGTAGTATCCACCAGAGAACTCTTGCCAAGTTTGACACGAACCATTTTTAGTTGATAGATTAAACAACTGCTGTTGATTAGCAGAAGCTAGAATACCGCTTTTATTATTGAATGAAATACTAATTCCAGTAATTTCAAGAAATCCAGAAGTATTATACCAGGATTGAGTGGCCATTTGCTGTCTAACACAGATAATGAACAAATCAGGAACAGAATTCAATTGGATGTTTTGAGAAGTCAAACTGGTTGATGCTGAAGCCAAAATAGTTCCAAGATTAGTAGATGAAATATAGCGAGGGTAATCCATATAACCAACCACACATTTACTGGAAATTTGAGATGCTTGAGAAGGCTGTAAAGAAAGGAATTCCAATAACATATAAGTGTTTTGAAAACCAATAGCTGATGTAGAAGGAAGAACCCCAGCTCCCGCTGGGGCACCACTGGTCCCCAAAGAGATAGATGAAATATACCCACCAAGAATACCAGCAGCCACAGACGTGTTCGCGGTTGACCATAATCTTTTACAAGTAGTATCAACATTACACGTCATAGTAATAGTATTAACACCAAGCAGACCAGATGCGTTATCACTCCCAATATCAACAAATGGAGAAAGAGCTAAGCAGGGTTCTGCCACAGTACAGAACACATATACCTTCCAGGTTTCATTAGCGACACCGGTAGAAACCAAGCTATTATCTTGATACACTCCTCCAACAAAACGAGCAGGAAATAATCCAACCAGTTGGAACGAACCACGTGGTTGAAAACTGGTATCATATGAAGTATCAAAAGCAGAACTAAGAGGATTTGAATTAGTTCCTACACAAGATGAATACAAACCAAAAGAATTATCAGGATAGGCTGGAGTTGTTGAATTATGACGAGTAAGTTCTCTCTTGTCATACATCTGCATAACCTGAGGGAGTATATCTTGAAGATTGGTTGTTACTGATGTATTGTTAATCATAACGCTATAATTGGTAAATAGAGATTGAAGAGGAAAGGCCTGAAGAGCATCAGTGCTTCCATAATTCAGAGCCAACTGACCTGCAGGAACTGGGTTAGTAATATTGATGGTAAAATTAATATCTGATTGGAGCAGAGGATGACGGGATACAACAACATTTTCAGAAGGAACTTGAATATTCCAAATGATAGAATTATTGGAAGCTGATGTAGCAAGGAACTTCTGTAATGTCTTCTCAGCCCCACCAGAATATACAGCAAAAGTTTCTTCTGAAGTTAAATCGGCAATAGCACTCTCTTGAATTAACACGCTCTTAAAACTTTGAGATGACATTATAATATATCTCCAGAAAATAATTTTATGGATACACCCGAATTAAATAGGTTTTTCTTCTAACCCCGTTATCAATTCTTTTCTTTCAAATAATACTTTGATACTGGCAGAGCATCCAGCACTTAATCTAAAGGGGTATAATTCTCCCTCTTTATTTTTCCAGAACATATTAATGTCTATAGTGTAAAGGGGTGTCGTTCCCATCAAATCAACATAACGATTTTCACCAGATGGTATATATAATACACTGTTCTTATAGATATTATTTTCTGCTTGAAAATCTGTAATAACTTGTTCGATGCCAGAATTATTACCGTTGTTATTAGTACTAATACCATTAAGATAAATGGTTGGCTTACATATGTTTGTGCTATTGATTGGTAAAGTATTGGATGTAAATACAATCGATGATATAGGAGACCATACATTGACAGCAGTTTGTTCCTGGAAAACCTGTAAAGCATTGTATGTAGGTAAATAGAAGGGGAATGGTATCACTTGAGCATTACCAAAATTACCAGTATCTATTTTAAAGTTTTTTCCTAAAGCAGCAGGGAATGGTTGTATATATGCTGGAAGTGAATTAAACAATTGATACAAAGATAAGTTCATAAAAATATCAATTTTATTGGCTGCATTCTGATTGTATCCTGCCAGGTCTGCATTTAATATACCTACATTAGCTTCACTATCCCAAGTGAATACTGGAGCATTGGTTGTCGGAAGAACAAGACCAGCAGCAACTACTTGAGTATTCAAAGCCTGAAAACAAGTAGTCCAGGTTGTATTGATAACTTGTATCCAATAAGAATAATTATAACAATAATAATATCCTCCTGAATTATCTTGAAATTTATTTTCTGTTGCTGATGGTGGCCTTGGTATAGGGGAGGCTTGGTCTTGTGGTGACCATATAACAAATGATTGTTGATTAAATGTTTGAAAGGGAGCAACAGGATTCGTCCAAGATAGAGTGACTGAATAAATAGATAAATTTAAATTTCCTTGGTCATATTGAATCGCACAGGTAAATACAGGTAATGAATTGGTATCTATCTGGAATCTTACCACGGATAAATAATAATCCTGTGGAGAAAATAAGAATGGAATATTTCTGGTTTGTGTAAATTGAACAGGAATTGGTAAAGCATCTATAGAGTTTACATTCAAAGCATATACATCTATATATTCGTGGTCATACAATGGACGTGTCTTTTGTTTGATTTGATTAGGCAACATCTTGATATCTTTTGATTGCTTCTTCATTATATACTATAAGTCTATAAAATATTTTATCAACTTATAATGTATATGCCTACTCCAGAAAATAAAAAATTATACCAAGATGTAATACGATATATTGATACGATATATCAAAAACCGAGTGCCTATAGGTCTGGTGCAATTATAAAAGAATACAAGAGACGTGGTGGAATATATATAGATGATACCAACCCTAAAAACCTTGAAAGATGGTTTAAGGAAAAATGGACCAGTATAAATCCAATACCTGGAGGATACCCTACATATCGTCCAACAAAAAGAATTACAAAAGATACACCATATACCGTAAGAGAAATACCTAAGGAACGATTAATTGAACAATATATATTGAAACAATTATATAAAGGTGCTAAAAACTTACCACCATTCATATAAATGACCGCATAATACGAATGAGAATTGTATATATGTATATGAGTTTGAGATAGATTTTAAAATCTATTTTCAAATCATATATATCTATCCTTATTAGATAGATGTAATTTTAGATTTATTCTTTTGTTTCCATAATTTATTAGCTTCTCTACACTTTTCCTTATTTAATTGGTAATAATTTCTCTTATATTCCAATATCTTATCTCTATTTTCTAAATTATATTTTTTTTGATGT